TTCATATAAAGGAACTCTCAAGGGATTGCTGGAATACTTCATTTCTATCCATAACAAAAACGTGGAGGAACAGAAACGCTTCACCCTTGGAAATGTAACGGTCAAAGATGATATCGATTATATTTCCTACAGCAATTCCGAGTATTCCTGCACGATGGACGCTATCAAAAATAAGCTGATAAATACGCATGGAGGTTATCTTCAGGTTCGCTATACATCAACCGGTAAGTATCTGGATTACCTTGAGGACTTCACTACCAAATCGGTGCAGACCGTTGAATTCGGTAAAAACCTTTTGAATGTCAAAATCACAAAAGACCATACCGAGCGTGTAACTGCGCTTATCCCTCTTGGGGCTAAAAAGAAAGAAACCGACGAAGAAGGAACCGAGATAGAAACCGATGAACGTATCGATATCACTTCTGTCAATGATGGTAAAAATTATGTTTGCGATGACGCTGCCATTAAAGAAATCGGCTGGATATGGACTTCAGAAATCTGGGATGATGTAACACTTCCCGGAAATCTGCTAAGAAAAGCAAAAGCCAGATTATCCGACTTGGTTAAAGGCATCACCAGCATTGAACTTACCATTGTTGATGAATCTGATACCGGTGCTGATATTGGTGATATTCGTGCTCGTATGTATGTGGAATGCATCTCCGAACCACATGGCATTCATGGCACATATCTTTGTGTTAGCCGAACCAGAGATTACTTAAATCCATCCGGTAACACCATCACTATTGGAGCCAGTGGCGTCACATTAACTGCTGCCTCTGCTAAACAGAATAAAAACATCGCTGCTCTGGAAGATAACATTCTTGGGCAGACTTCAAAAATAGAATCTATATCCGGAAAAGTCGATACCATCAATTCACAGAAAATGTATCATACAGAACTTGTGGTTGATGGTGTCAGCATTTTTAAGGATAAAGGCCAGTCCAGCAAAATGCACTGCAAGGTATTCTCTTGGGATAAAGACATCACAGATACCCTTGTAGCAGAAAGCTTTATCTGGCATCGAAAGTCCTCTGATGAGGCTGGTGACGCTGGGTGGGATAAAGCTCACCGCGGCATAAAAACAATCATAATCACAACAGAGGATGTTCAGGATAATGCTTCCTTCTATTGTGAAATCATTTTATAGGAGGTTATTTCATGGCTACAATTTTGACATCCAGCCAGCAGACCTTTGTGGATATTACTGACCAAAGAAAGCTGTCGGCATATATTACTTCAAGTCTTCCTAAGACACAGAGCGAAGACCCGAATACTCTGCCACATGAATATGCACCTAGCTGGGCCACGACTAATCTTGTATTGACTCCGGTTATCTTTCTTGACCAGACAAACATCTCTTTGACCGCTACCGGTGTAACAATCTCATGGAAGCGTAAAGATGGCGTTGCTGCTGAGACATCACTTACATCTGGAGAATCTGTCAACAAGGGCGTTCTTACAGTTAATACAAATAAGCTAGCTGCTTCTGATTCCGGCATGATTACTTACATCTGCTACATCAGCTACTACGATTCTGAAACCAAGAATACCGTCAACATCTCTGCTGATATTACTTATACCTTGGTGAAGAATGCAACCAATGCAAGACTTGCATACGTTACAGCGGATACTTATGTGTTCAAGTACGACACCTCTTCAACCTTAGTTGGTGCTTCTCAGGCCACTCTTACTGCACAGGTTCAGGGTGTGACTATCAGCAAATGGCAGTACAAGAACAGCTCTGGCAACTGGGCAGATTATCCTACCACATCTGATAATACAAACATCACTGGTGGAACATTGGTGGTCAAGCCTACTCACGCAGTATTCGTAGACAATGTGGCTCAAATCAAGCTTGTCACAAGCGATTCTGATGTATTTGATACTGTAACCATCACTAAGATTTATGACGGTGCCAAGGGCGATAAAGGTGCTACAGGTTCTGCAGGAAGCGGTGGTATTTCTATTGTTTTAGGAAACGAAACTCAGGCAATAGCATGTACCTCTGCAGGTAAAACATCTGCTGCATCAACTATTTCAATTCCATTTACCGGATATGTTGGTATCACGCAAACAGCTTGTACTTGTGCTGTTGGAACACTACCTACAGGCATCACACTTAAAACAAATACTGCTGCGACTGCTACAGCTGCAGGCTTGATTGAATTATCCGTCGCTGCATCTTCTGACCTTGGTGGAACTGCAGTACTTACAGGTAATATTACTCTTACATTTACAATCTCAGGAAAGACCGCTACTAAAGTATTTACTTGGACGAAATCCAAAGCTGGAAGCAACGGTACTTCAGCAGTTGTTTTCTCTGTATACGCACCTAATGGAAATATCGTACAGAACCAGTCTGGAAAGCTTACGCTGGCCACTTCTGCATATAGCGGAACTACTGCTATCACCAGTGCAACTTATCAGTGGGCTAAATATGTGAACGGCACATGGACAAACATCAGCGGCGCTACCGGTTCCACCTTGGAAGTCTCTGGCGCAGATATTATCAACATCCAGTCCTACCGCTGCACGATGACATACTATAACAAGAACTATGTGGATGTTATCACCGTTGAAGATAAATCTGACCCTTACGTATCAGAGATGCTTTCCATCGGTGGATTTACTGTTAAGAACAATCTTGGTGGTCTTGTTCCTTACATCATCGTCAGAACCAACCAGCAGGAAGTGGATGCTCTTCTTGGCATTATCAGTGAGACAGCTCCTTCCAGTCCGAAATCCGGTGATTTCTGGTACAAGATTGACCATAGCGCTAAGTCCGTAACGCTTATGAAATATAGCGGTTCTGCATGGGCTAATGCCACAGAAAAGCAGAGCCTTACTTACACTTGGTATGCACAGGATAAGGACGGAAAAGAAATAACATTCACAAAGACTGGAAAAGTTATCTATCTTTCTGCAGCTGATATCGATAGCTTACTTACTTTACAGTGTGATGTTTCCAACTGATGGGAGGTGTAATGAATGGCGCTATTAACTTCATGCCAGCACACCTTCCAAAGCGTGGTGGCTTATGAGGATGCTTTAGATGATGTAGAAATCCTGAAAATTCAGGTGCATGACTGCTACTCAGAAATTGCGAAAACTGCAGATGAAATTACCAGTACCGTTCATGATACCTACATTGAAAAGACTCAGTTAGAAACCATTCAGAAAGATTTCCAGTCTAGCATTACTCAAAACAGCAGCGAAATCCGTATGGACTTTACTGCTATTACTGATGAGATAAAAGGAAACGTAGCTTATAACCAAGAGCTTCTGGAAGAATATATCCGATTCAAAGGTGCCCTTATTGAGCTTGGCAGAGTTGGTAATGCCTTCACTGCCGAGCTGTCCAATGTGGAACTTGCCTTCAAGGAGAACGGTCAGAAAATCGCTTTTATTTCAAATAACAGTTTGGTTATCACCAATGCAGAAATACGAAACAAATTATCTCTTGGAAACGAGACCAGAGGCTGGTTCGACTTTATTCCAAGAGCAAATGGCAATCTCTCCATCAAATGGCGAGACCCTGCATCTTAAGGAGGAATGATTCATGGCTAAAAGCGGAAGCATAACAACAAATGAAAAAGAAGGTCGTTCCATTACGCTGTCATGGTCATTATCCAGTCAGGACGTAACAAACAATACTTCTACTATCGCTTGGACACTTAAAGGCTCTGGCTCTGCCTCTGGCTGGGTAATGGCAGGTGGATTCAAAGCAGTTATAAACGGAACCACCCTATACTCCACTTCCACTGATTCCCGTATCCAACTTTATAACGGAACAGTCATTGCATCGGGGACTTTGAAAATCAGTCACAATTCTGATGGTACCAAATCGTTCAGTTTGAGCTGTCAAGGCAGCGTATACACATATGCGGTTTCCGTAACAGCAAGTGGAACGCATACATTAAATACGATTCCACGAGCCTCTACGATATCCGCCACAAGCACCAACATGGGGACTGCATCTACCATAACTATCTCTAGAGCATCATCTGCATTTACACATACTCTGACTTACGCTTTTGGTAATGCAACCGGAACTATTGCGACTAAAACAACTTCAACCTCTGTATCGTGGACTCCTGCGCTCACACTAGCTAATCAGATTCCAAATGCAGTATCCGGAACCTGCACTATTACCTGCAACACTTATAGTGGCAACACTAAAATTGGCACGAAAACCTGCACATTAAAATTAACGGTTCCATCTTCAGTAAAACCTACTCTTACAAGCCTCTCAGCCACAAGAGTGGACGGAACTGTGCCTGCGGCATGGGCCATATACGTTCAATCAAAATCCAAGGTTACACTTACCATCAATGGTGCTGCCGGTTCCTGTGGTTCAACGATATCGTCCTATTCGATTTCAGGTGGTGGATTCTCAAGCACAGCCTCTAGCTTCACTACCGGTTTTCTGACCACATCTGGAACCATTACATTCACTGCAAAGGTCACAGACTCAAGAGGCAGAACATCTGATGCAAAGACGGTTTCGATATCTGTTGTCGCATATTCTGCACCTACCTTCGCTAGCTATCTTTCACAAAGAGCTAACAGCGACGGAAGCTTAAATGATGACGGAACATATATCAGATGTCTTGTATCTTACAGCTACTCTTCCTGCAGCAGTAAGAATACAGTTACTCGCGCAACCTATTATAAGAAATCATATGCAACCACATGGACGAATGCAAATGCAAGTTTCTCTTCCGGCTCTGCATTCACTTTTGGCGGAGGAGCTATCACTACTGAAAGCTCCTATGATGTGAAATACACCATCACTGATGCTTTCTCTACCATCACCATTTATGACACTGTATCAACAGCAGCTGTTCTGATGGACTTTAAGGGCGGAGGAAAAGGTATTGCAATCGGAAAAGTCTCTGAAGCAGACAACACTTTTGAAATATCTGATAAGTGGGATATGAAGGTGTACGGAAAGCTCCTGAAGCAGTTAATTCTTGATAGCACTTATCCTGTTGGCAGTATCTATATGAGTGTTAATAGCACAAGCCCTGCCACTCTATTCGGAGGTACATGGTCACAGCTTCAGAACAGATTCCTGCTTGGTGCTGGTTCCAGTTATACAGCAGGCAATACAGGTGGTGCTGCAACTGTTACACTTACAACTGCTCAAATGCCCGCGCACACCCACACCTTTACTGGCAGCAGCGCAACAACATCGAGTGATTCACATACCCATACTGTCCCGAATACCAAAGGTGATAACAGTGGTAGCGGAAACAAATGCGAAAGCTGGTCATCTGCATCAGCATCTGGTAGAACGGTTACCACATCAAGCGACTCACATACGCATACCGTAACTGCAAAAGGTACGAACGCAAATACTGGTAGAGACGGCTCACATAACAATATGCCACCTTACCTCGTAGTTTATATGTGGAAACGAACAGCATAAACAATCTAGGAATCAAGCATCTCTTCGGAGGTGCTTTTTTCATATCAATTTTTAAGAAATGGAGGAACTCAAAATGAAGGAATTTTGGAACATTATTCAGCTCATCTTTTCTGGGATTGGAGGATGGCTTGGCTACTTCCTTGGTGGCTGTGATGGCCTGCTATATGCACTTCTTGCCTTTGTAGTCATCGACTATATCACCGGCATTATGTGTGCGATTGCAGACCACTCGCTCTCAAGTGAAGTCGGCTTCAAAGGCATTTGTCGCAAGATACTGATTTTCTTACTGGTTGGAATTGCCCACATTCTTGATGTACATGTTATTGGTTCTGGCGGCGTACTTCGCACAGCAATCATCTTCTTCTACATCTCTAATGAAGGCGTTTCTCTTCTGGAAAATTCAGCTCATCTTGGACTTCCGGTACCAGAAAAAATCAAGGTCGTATTGGAACAGCTTCACGACCGTTCAGAAAGTAAGGAGGAATAAAACA